ATGCTGCAAAAAGAGGTTCGGACCCAATGCTAGCTATCCCTTCGGTGGTTTCCCCGGCGCTGCTCGCATGCGCGCATGACATCGGCCTGAACAACACGCACCCGATGGCGGTGCATGCTTGGAAGGCTTACGCCCTAGAGAAGTTCCCGGAAGAGGCGTGCGGCTTCTTCCTGAAGGGAAACCGTTTCCTGCCGGTCGAGAACCAAGCACCGGCCGACCAACGGCATTCGTCCTTCAGCTTCGACATCCGCGATTACGCGGCCTACGAGGACGACATCGAAGGCTTTGTCCACAGCCACACGTCGGGACCGGAGACGAACACTGATGGCACGCTGGTCAAGGCGGACGGTTCCCCGACCAAGGAAGACATGGCATCGCAGATCGCCAGCGGCTGGCCGTTCGGTATCTCCGTCGTAGACGAGACCACTTGCGGCAACCCGGTCTGGTGGGGCGACAGCCTGCCCATTCGCCCGCTGATTGGCCGGGGCTTCCTGCACGGCATCAACGACTGCTACAGCCTCGTGCGCGACTGGCACCGCCTGCAGGGCATCCACTTCGATGACGTCCCCCGCGACCTCGCATGGTGGAAAGAGACCAACGAACAGGGTGAGGCCAAGGTTGATCTCTACATGGACCTGTTCGAAAGCCGTGGGTTCAAGCGCGTTCACCGCGACTACCCGCAGATGGGCGACTGCTTCATCGTCAAGTTCCATTCGCCGCTGGTCAGGAACCACGCAGGCGTCTTCATCAGCGACGACGAATTCGCCCACCATGCCGGCGATCAGCTCTCCAAGCGCCAGCTCGGCAGCATCTGGCAGAACCGCATCGATTTCCTTGTCCGCCACCAAGATCTCCCGGAGGTAGAATAATGCTTAGGACTGTGCGCCTCTACGGCCTCGCCAAGAAGAAATACGGAGCGTCGTTCCTGCTGGAGGTTGCCTCCCTCGGGGAAGCCGTCCGCGCCCTATCCGTGCAACTGGAAGGTTTCCGGGAATTCCTTGAGAAGCACAATTTCCATGTCGTCTGGGGCAAGGACCGGACGCAGGGGCTGGTGCTCGGGCAGGACGACGTCCACCTGATGCTCGGCAAGAAGGGCGACATCCACATCATGCCCATCCTGAAGGGCAACAAGAAGGGCGGCCTGATCAAGATCATCGCCGGGGTATTCCTGCTCGCCACGGCCTTCTTCGTGCCAATGGCTCTCGGCGGGGCTACGACCATGGCCTCGACCTTTGGGTTGGGCGGCATGACCTACGGCAACCTCGCGGTTCTTGGCCTCGGGTTGATCGCGGCCGGTGTCTCGCAGATGCTGACCAGCAACAAGAAGGCTGACGACAAGAAGGACGACAGCTTCATGATCGACGGCCAGTTGAACGTGACCGAACAGGGCGGCGGCGTCCCCGTCCCCTACGGCCGGATTATGGTCGGCTCCGTCCTGATGTCTGCCGGCATGTCTACCGTCGATATCGCCATCCCCAACCAGTCGAGCAAGTGAGCCCACGATGCACGTTCACGCACCAGACATGCCACAGTTCATCATCAACGGCCGCAAGGGCGGTGGCGGGAAAAGCGGGTCAGGAGGGGACAGCGGCAAGGAGAGCGCCAACACTCTTCGGTCGAAGGCCACGGTTCGCCTGCTCGACATGCTGGGCGAGGGCGTCATCAAGGGTCTCGTCAACGGCGCGAAGTCTATCTACCTGAACGAGACGCCGCTGGTCTCGGCCTCTGGCGACTATAACTTCAAGGGCGTCAACTGGGACTTCAGGGCCGGTTACCCCGACCAGTCGGTGATGCCGGGAGCCTCCGGCGTCGAAGCCATCACCAACGTCGGTGCCGAAGTCAAGTACGGCGTGCCACTGACCCGGTCGCTGACCGACCCCGACTATGACGCCACCGTCGTCACCATTCGTATCCCGACGCTGTCGAAATCCGACGACAAGGGCAACATCAACGGCACGACGGTGCAGTTCCAGATCGACATCCGCTATGTAGGCGGGCCGTGGTCGGTGTCCTCGGGGGTCGTTACCCTCACCGGCAAGTGCGTCTCCCCGTACGACAAGCAGTTCTATTTCAAGCTGCCCGTGAACCCCTCGGGTGCCAGCGCGCCGTGGGAAATCCGGGTCACGCGCTTCACCGCCGACAGCGGCGAGATCAAGCTGCAGAACCAGACCTACTTCTCGTCGTTCGAGGGGATCGTCGAAGCCAAGTTCACCTACCCGAACACCGCCTATATCGGCATGGTGATCGACGGCGAACAGTTCAACCAGCAGATCCCGGAGCGCAAGTACCTGATCGACGGCGTCATCATCAGGGTGCCGACGAACTACACCACCCGCCTCTACGACGTGAACGGCAACATCAGTCGCAACCCCGTCTACACGGGGGTATGGAACGGCACGTTCAAGCTGGAGTGGACCAACAACCCGGCGTGGGTCTTCTATGACATGATCGTCAACGATCGCTACGGGCTCGGCAACTACGTGGACATCTCGCAGGTAGACAAGTGGGGCCTCTACGAGATCGCCAAGTATTGCGACGAGTACGTCCCCAACGGCGTCGGCGGCAGCGAACCGCGCATGACCTTCAACGGTGTCATCTCCACCAAGCGCGAAGCCTACGATACTCTCGCTTCCATGGCCTCGTGCTTCCGTGGCATGAGCTACTGGTCATCCGGGGCCATCATCGCCACGCAAGACCGCCCGAAGGACCCCTCGGTGCTGGCCAACCCGGCGAACGTCATCGACGGCACCTTCGAGCGCCAGAGCACGTCGCTGAAGAGCCGGCACACGGTGGCCTTCGCCAAGTTCCTCAACCCCGACGACTTCTACAAGGAAGACTACGCCTGCTACCAGAATGAGCAGGGGATCGCCAAATACGGCTACCGCGACACCAAGTTCGAAGCGGTCGGCTGCACCTCGCGAGGTCAGGCCCATCGCATGGCCAAGTGGACGGTGCTGACCGAACTGTTTGAGACCGACAGCATAAACTATCAGGCCGGCCTCGATCATGCCGGGGTACGGCCGGGGGACATCGTTGCCATTCAGGACCCGTCACAAGCCGGTGTCGAACAGAGTGGCCGCTGCTCTGGCGACCCGCAGGAATTCCTGAACAACGGGCACTTCGCCAAGGGGCTGACCGGCTGGACCATAACCGCTCCGGCAGGCACGACCGCCACGGTCACCAGCGGCGCACTCAACCTCACCGGCAATGGCACGGCGACTGTTGCCGCTGATCAGTCCTTCAAGACCGTCATCGGCCAGACCTACATACTGCGGTTTGGCGTCACCAACGGCGCTGGGTGCGGCGTGCGTATCGGGGTAACCCAAGGGGGCACCACCCTCCACAATACGTCATATGCAGCGACGTACACCGAGGTGCAATTTGTTGCAACGGCGACGACGACGTGGCTACGGCTATGGCGCTCGGCGGCGGGCACGGTGATCGTTGACTACGCCTCGATCAAGAAGCTGGCGAGCACCAAGTCGATCATCCAGATAGACGAGCCGATCACCTACGAACCGGGCAACCTCTACTGGCTTTATGTTACCCTGCCGGATGGCACGGTAGCGGAGAGCAACGTGGTCATCGACACCTACGGCGACCCAGTATCGGCTATCACGGTCAGCCCCGCCTTTGCCGTGGCCCCAGACGAACAAAGCACGTGGGTGCTGTCCCGCTCGGATCTTGTGCCGGAACTCGGGCGCGTCATCACCATCAAGGAAAGCGAGCCCAACAAGTACGACATCATGACCCTGCAGTACGAACCGTCGAAGTTCGCGGCCGTGGACGTCGATGCCCAGTTCTCGCTGATCGATACCTCGCAGATCCCGTCTGGACCTCTCGGCGTCCCCACGGCTCCGTTGTTCAACGAATACGCCTATGCCCTCGGCCAGACCGGCACCATCATGGGCCTTGACTGGGCGGTCACCGCGCCGAAGGACCCTCGTATCGGCCAGTTCGAATGGCAGTACCAGACCCGCGACGCGGCCGGCACGCTTAACGCTTGGCAGGTGGCCGGGTACACTTATGACCCGATCATCACAATTCAGGATCTGCCGGGCGGCACCTACAATTTCCGGGTTCGATCGGTCGGAGCCTTTGGCTCTGGCGTGTCAGGGTGGCTCGTCTCGACCAACGTGTTGTTGCTAGGATTGCAGTCTCCACCGGCAACCCCGGACCAGTTCCGCATCTCGGTGCTCGGGGAACAGAGCCAGTTCTCGTGGCGTATCCCCAACATCCTCAATGTCAGCCACGTCGAAATCCGCCACACCCCGAACGTCGCCACCCCCGAGTGGAACGGCTCGGTCATTCTCGTGGAGCACGCCACCGGCACCGGCATCCAGCTTCCGACCATGGCCGGCACCTTCCTGATCCGATCAGTGTCGTTTGTCGGGACCTACTCGGACGGCGTCGCCATGGTGATCAACACGGTCACCGCCGCCGCCCGCAACGCCGTGGTCGATCTGATCGAAGCCCCCACTTTCTCTGGAGCCAAGGGCAATTCACAGGTGGTGCTGGGCGACTTGCAATTGACGCCCTTTGGCGGGGCTTTCCCGGGGGTTGGCGTTTATAGTTTCGCGACGGTCGTGGACCTTGGGGATGAATACACGTCCCGCCTGACGGCATCCATCGAAGTCTTCGGCCTCGACAGCCGCGACACGATCGACAAGTGGGCGTCGCTGTCCACGGTGGACGCGCTCTCGACGGCTTCCTCCGACGCGTGGAACTTCGCCCTCGAATATGCCACGACACTGGACAGTCCGACTGCCGTTGTAACTCGCACTTCGACCGGAACCTACTTCGACGCCGATGGCATCCTGAAGACGGCGGCCGCTAACGCCCCGCGCTACAACTTCAACCCTGCCGACCTGCTGGCCGCACCAGTGCTGTTGGATGAGCAGGCCAAGACGAACTACATGCTCTGGTCAAGGGATTTCACCAATGCTTTCTGGACTAAGCAATCGACAACGGCGACCTTTGCCGTAGGAACGCGCAAGAGCGTTGACGGCGTCACCAACATGATGGAAATCACCGAAAGTTCGACAACCAATGCCAGCAAAGCACTCTATGCGGCCAACATCTCACGGGTATCCAACATCGCGAGCTGTTTCTCTTGCGTCATCGACCCCGAAGGTCGAAAGCTGTTTCAGCTTTTTATATGGGACGAAATCTTATCCAACCAAGTCGCGGCCAACTTTGACTTGACCGACCCTAACAACCCTACCGTCACGTTCAAGACAGCGCTGGGTACCGCTACTAACGGGCAATGCGGCGTCCAGAAACTAGGTAACGGCCTATTCCGTTGTTGGGTTAGCGGCACTCCGTCCCCCGGAGGCGCGGCCAACAATACCCGCGTCGGGGTTTTCCCTTGCGCCGTAGCCAACGCACAGGCTTACGCCGGGACGGTCGGCTTGCTTGCTTGCCGCCTCTCTGACTACCAGCTTGAGACAGGGCTTACTCCAACGTCGATCATTCCGACCACCACGGCAACGGTAACCCGGGCGGCCGAACTAATCACGTCCCAGCCGACGTGGTCTGAATGGGTGCCGTTCATCACCCGCGACGTTAATTTCAGGGCGATCAAGTTCCGCGCCAAGCTGATCTCGTACGACCCTGCGGTTACGCCCGTGCTCCGTACCCTCAACGTCACCGTTGACATGCCTGACCGCATCATAGCAGGAAATGACCTAGTGGTTCCCACAGGCGGGCTTACCGTCGTCTTCGACCCACCGTTTAAGGGCCTCACGGGTCTCTCGATGGCAAGCCAAGACATGGCCACCGGGGACCGTGCGGCGATCACGGCGAAGTCGGAGAACGGCTTCACCATCCGTTATTATAACAGTGTCGGGACGGCAATCAGCCGCACCTTCGACTACACGGCGGTCGGCTACGGAGTGAAGAGATGAGCCAGTACGATTTCAGCACTATCAACCCCACCACGACAACCGGCACCGCGCTGGCCGCTATCATTGGCAGCTTCAGGACGGCGCTTGCTACGACGCACTCGGGGACCGCGCGACCCAGTTACATCCAGACCGGCCAGACGTGGCTGGACACGGCTGCGGCGCAGTGGTTGATGAAAAGCTACGACGGGGCAGCCGACTTGCTGCTCGGCACCGTCGATCCGACCACGCACAAGTGGATACCGGATCTGACCAACCACCGGCCAGAGACGACGGTCGCCTCGGCCACGACCACCGACATCATGGCGACCACTACCGAGCATGTGATAATTTCGGGGACTACCGCGATCTCGTCCTTCGGCACTCGGGCAAACGCCGTCAAGTACGTGCGCTTCTCCGGGTCTCTGACGATCACCAATGGTGCGAACATCGTCACCGGCTCGGGCTCCAACCTCGCGGTTGTTGCCGGGCAGACGATCATTGTCGTCACGGATAATGCTGGCGTCGCCTACGTCTTCGCGGCACCGGTATCGGCCGGCGACCCGTCACAGGTCGCTTGGTTCGCCCGTAGCACGCCTCCGACTGGCTGGCTGAAGTGCAACGGCGCAGCCATCAGCCGAACCACCTACGCGGCCCTGTACACACAGGTAGGAACGACCTACGGCGTCGGGGACGGTAGCACGACCTTCAACGTTCCTGATCTGCGTGGCGAGTTCATTCGCGGCTGGGACGACGCGCGTGGCGTGGATGCATCCCGTGTCTTCGGGTCACTGCAGGCCCATCTGTTCGCCAGCCACAACCACGGCGTTTCAGACCCGACGCATGCCCACTCGGTCTATGACCCCGGTCACGCCCACAACTATACCCGTTATTTGGTTGACGGTAACAGAAACGGTTCGCTCGACGGTAACCCCGGTTACGGTAAAGACATTACCGCAGGTACAGCCGCTGCGGGTACGGGTATCGGCATCTACGGGGCTGGAACCGGCATCTCGATCGCCGCTGCCGGTGGCGCGGAAACCCGCCCGCGTAACGTCGCCCTCCTCGCCTGCATTCGCTATTAAGAGGCCATCATGAGCAAGCTCGTCTATAACGTGGACCCTACCTACAAGTTCTTCATCGGCTTCGGCTATGCAGACCCTGACCCTCTGGAGAACCCCGCTGAACTGGACGAAGGTGTGTGGCTCCTGCCGAGCAACGCCACCTTCATCGCGCCTCCCGACGAGTACCCCGGTAATCTGCGGGTGTTTGACTTCGCCCTGCAGCGCTGGGGGTACATTAAGCCTGAAGATTTGGGTATGGAGCCAGAGCCTGAACCACTAGGCCCAAGCGCCTCTGACGTCGATGTCGAGCGCGACAAACGGATCAGCATCGGCGTCGTCTTCGGCGGCAAGATATTCCAGTCAGCACCTGCCAACCGCGAGGACATCGCCGGAGCCGCGACACTCGCCTTGGCCGCGATTATGGCTGGGGCGGAAGAGGGCAACCTGCGTTGGGCCGATCCTGACGAAGACTTTGAATGGATCGCTGCCGACAACTCCAAGCTGGCCATGGACGCCCATATGATGTTCGCGTTTGGAAAGACCGCCTTGGCATGGAAGAAAGCCCACATCTTCGCAGCCCGGACCTTGAAAGACGCCGACCCAATTCCAGAAGATTATCAAGACGACAGCCACTGGCCGCCCCTCACCCTCGTGGAGATAATCCCGGAGGAGTAGCGGCTCCAGCGCTAGACCGCCCGAGTTGACAGCAGGCCGCCCTCCTCCGATACCAATTGCAACATATTGCACGGGGGCGGCCCATGGCACCGAAGCTCATCAAAAATGCCAAGACGACTTGGAAGAAGTCGATAACGCTCCGGTTCATCGAACTCAGCATGGTCTTCACGATCCTCGACGGTGCTCAAGCCGTGCTCCCGTTCATGGGCGACTACATCCCGATCGACCAACGCTGGCTCCTCCTCGGCGCAAGCCTGTCGGGCAGCTTGGCTTATCTCGGCCGCTTCATTCAACAGAAATTCGGAGACGACGATGCCAGTGAATAAGATCACGTCGAGCAAGCGCGGGATCGCTGCCGTTGCGGCCGCCGCGCTGTTTGCCCTCACCAGCGGCTGGGCCACGCTGATGCACGACCATCCAACCCCCGCCAAGGTGCACGAACTGGTGGCCAAGGGCTACATCCCTCCGGCCGTCCGCTTGGCTGTGGACAAGCTGATCAAACCGTGGGAGGGCTTCTCCAACAAGGCCTACCTCGACATTGTCAAGGTTCCGACGATCTGCTACGGGGCGACCAGTGGCGTCAAGATGGGCGACTACGCCACCGACAAGGAATGTGAGGACCGCCTGATCAACGAGGTGATCCACGACTACTATCTGCCGCTGGTCGATGGCGTGGCTGACTTCGTGCTCGCCCCTGACAGCGTCCAAGCCGCCGCCACCTCCGGGGCCTACAACTTCGGGCTCTTCGCCATGAAGAAATCCACGGCGGCCCGGTGGATCGTCACCCACAACTACCGGCAGGCATGCGAAGCCCAGACTGCCTTCAACAAGGCAGGCAAGAAGATCGTTCGTGGACTGGTCGTGCGCCGAGAGATGGGTGACGCCCAGCGCATGGGCGAAGCCGAACTCTGTGTCTCAGGATTATAGCTATGAGCATCATTCTCTCCAAGGTCCTCCGCTGCTTCACCCCCGGCCGCCTTTCCTTCATGTGCCCGGGATGCAACGAACGCCACATAGTCAACATCGACACCGGCCCCGGCCCGCGCTGGGACTATAATCAGCAGCCGGCTAGCCCGACCTTCTTCCCGTCTATCCTCGTGACATGGAACGAACCCAGCGACGTCGAGGGCGAGTTTGACGACGAGAGCAAGGACAAGAAGCATATCTGCCACTCCTACGTCACCGAGGGTCGGATCAAGTTCCTGTCCGACTGCACTCATGCACTGGCCGGCCAAGACGTGCCGCTGCCCGAATGGGAGGAATGAATGGCCTTCCTGCTGCCGCTGCTCAAGATCATCTGGTCGATCGCCAAGATCCAGATCCCGCTGCCACTGGGACTGATCGTGGCTGCCGTAGCTGCGTGGTACGGTCTCGGCTGGTGGGATACGACGTCGGCTGTGAAGAAGGCCGTCGAGGCCCGCGTCCACGAAATGGTGACTGGGGCTGAGAAGGAGAAACTGCAGGCCCAGCTAGCCGAAAGCCAGAGGCAGGCGGCCCGCTTCAAGGCGGCCAGCGACGACTACAAGGCCAAGATGGACCGCGCCCAGCAGGCAACCGCCACGCTGGAGAAGGCCAGAGCCCAAGAGGACCAAGACGATGCAGAAACTGCGCGACTTATTGCAGAACTTGAGGAGCGCGCCAAGTCCGCTGCTCGGGCTCATCCTGACTGCCCTGTTGATGTTATCGATACTGATATTTTTAGGAAGCTGCACAACAACCGATAGCCAGTATTTCGCCAACAAGAAGGCTGCGGCCGAGGCCAGCGCCCGGGAGGACAGCCTGAAGCAGATGGATCAGGTGATCGATCTCTACAAGGCGCAGCCGGTCAAGCCAGACTGGTGCCAGTACCGGGTGCAATCGGACGTGAAATCCACAGACCCGAACGGCGTCGTCATCACCAAACTTGACGGTGCATTGACAAAAGCCAACAACCGCATCGTCGCCTGTTGGCAATGGGACCAAGACACGAAGAAGTCTTGATATTTAAAGTGTTTAGACCTATAACGAGCTGGGAGGAGCCTCACGGATGTGGGGCTTTTTCTCGTCTTGGCTCCTAAGCCCCGGATCACGTTACCGGCCAGCCCCTCATCCACTCAGCATTTTGTCAATGACAATAATCTCAAGCCGTATCACAACGGTCGAGTGGACAGCATCTATTCGGCCAGAACAAGTGGATAACAATCGTGGTCACCCTTATGGAAATGCTTCAGCTCACGCTGGCAGGAGCCGCAGGTGGACTTCTACGGTCGCTCTACTACCGGGCCGACTGGAAGGAGTTCGTCATTAACGTGGTTTCCGGGGCGCTCGTTGCCAGATACTTGGGGCCGGAAGGCCCTGAACTTCTACGGTGGGTTATTGGAAATGTCGTCAATGCCGAGGCCTTGAAAGGTAAGCTCGAACTCTCCGGTTTCCTGTTGGGGGCAGGTGGGGTCGCTGTCGTAGGATGGTTTTACGATTTGATTGAGAGCCGGATTAAGAAGGGACCCAGCAATGACGATCAGGGCATCGTTTAACTACGCGACACAGCGGTTTGTGGAGTACACGGGACTTGTTCTCCTGATTGCTGTGGCGTTGGCATTCTCCAACACCTTCGGATCGGCGGCTTTCACCACGGCCGGCGAAACCCTGCAGGAATGGGTCATGCCAACATTGGAGGCGCGAGCGGTCGAGATCACCGACCCCGCGACCGGCAAGACCACCGTGGCCAACTATCCAGCCTTCCAGATCCTCGACCAGCAGTGGGTCGGCAAAGACCTGCTGCTGCTGTCAGGGACCCTGTGCAAGGCGCATGACTACGACTTCCAGTCTATGAAGGTGGCCTTCGGCACTCCCGATGGCATGATGGACCCAGCCCGTCTGGAGATGTTGACACCGATCAAGTCTGGACGAACGACAGGCTGCCAAGTTTGGCGAAACTGGTTGCTCGTAGGGGCTGGCGAGACCCCTCTCTCGTCTTGGTTCGTGGAGATTACGCACATGCCGAAGCACAAGCTGTGGCCCGTCCGACAAACTATCGGCCCCTTCAAACTCCCTGATCGAAGTCTCCTCAAGGCGGGCTGAGCCCGTCAGGCACAAACCCAAATGATGCGGCCCTGAGACCTTGTACTCGGGGCCTTTCCTTTCTAAGATGGATCATACCACTAGAGATAAAGGAGTTATCCGTGGCGAACAAACTTCAGAATGCCGTCAAGGGCCGCGTCCCGCTCATTGCCTGCACCACCCGCGACGTCACCAACCTCCCCGAAACGCTGGCCCATTTCTTCCCGGGCAAGAAGATCGAGAAGTGGGCAGGCCCGGCCGCGCCGATCACCAAGGATACCCTGTATTACGTCGTCGGCGGCGGGTTCAGCGACCCGGAAGGTGCCGCCCTTCTTCGCACCAAGTTCCTCGACCCGAAGAACTCGTGCTCGCTGCTGATCGTCAATCCTCCCGCGCAGCACAATGACGACCTGACCCTGTCGGCGGGAATGATCCCGGTGCCGCAGGAAATGATGGCCAACATGCTGAAGCCGATTGCCAAGAGCCCGGAGCTGCTGAAGAGCGCCCTCAACTGCCTCGGCGGTCTGAGTTTGAAGGAGGCCAACGACATCGCCCGCTATTCGATGGCGGTCTACGGCTCGCTGACCCCTGCCGGCCTCGCCCAGAGCCGCAACGAGCTGTTCAAGCCCCAGAAGGGCCTGTACCCCGTCCTGACCGACCAACCGCTCTACACGCCCGCCCCTGCCCTCAAGGATTGGGTCGATCGCGAGAAGAAGTTCTTCCTGACCGAGACCGACACCCGGCTGGTGCCGAGGGGCCTGATGCTGGACGGGGAACCGGGAACCGGCAAGTCAGAGGCGGCGAAATACATTGCCCGCCAGTTCGAGGTGCCGCTGTACCGACTGGACCTCGCCACCACACAGGACAAATACGTCGGCAACTCGGCCAAGTTCCTGCAGCAGAACCTCGACACCCTCGACCAGCAGGAACCGTGCGTCGTGCTGATTGACGAGGTCGAGAAGGTGATCAACACCGGTTCATCCAACTACTCGCAGGAACTGATCTCGGTGCTGCTGTGGTGGATGCAGACCCACACGACCAAGGTGCTGACGATTTGCACCACCAACGACATCAGCGCCATCCCCAAGGAGTTCTACCGGCCGGGCCGACTGGACGAGGTGATGCGGATCAACGCGCTGCCGCCGAAGGAAGCAACGACCTTCCTGAAGCAGGTGCTGGCCCAGTACGGCCACGGCGACAATGAGATGATGTACGCCAAGATCTATGATCTGGTGATCACCGAGAAGCACGGAAACCACACCACGCCGGCCGTGATCGAGGCCGAGGTGAAGAAGGCCGTCAAGCAGCTTGGGGCAGCGAAACCAAAGCTCGTTTTCAAGAAAAAACCCTAGAAACGGGGTGGTAAACCACTAGACTGATAACTGGGAATTGACAGGAAAAAGGAGTTTCACATGTCAAAGCTTCCATTCATGGTAAAAGGCACAGGCGGGCATTTCGACTACATCGGCATCGCGGCCAAGGGCAATACCGTCCTGTCGCTGAAAATCGCCGGTCTAGGGTTCACCTCAAACAACCTGCACGCCAATCTGCGGGTCCGGGCAGCCTACGTCTCCGACGACTTCATCAAGCGCGTCACCGGCAACGAGGTAACGGAGAAGCCGACCAACCCGGGTGACCTGTTCCCCGGCGCGTGGGCGCAGACCGACGACACCCGGTCCAGCTTCCACAAGGATCTGGGACTGCACATCGACCCGTCGATCAACGACGATGGCGAACTGGTCGGGCTCGACCCGATCGAGCTGGCCCAGAAGATCTGGGACGAAGGCATCCTTGCCCATGTCACCCTGCCGGACGACGCCTTCGGGCTGACGACGCTGGACGACTTCAAGCAACACATCGCGGCGATGCTCTACCCGGCCACCTTGGCGGTCTGGACAGGGCTGTGCGCGCAGAAATACCAAGACGGTGGCAAGGTGTCAGGTGGAAACCCCGCAGGGCAGGGCGTGGCAGCAGCCACGGCTGGTTACGAACCGTCGCTCGGGGATCTGGCTGACGAGATTGGCGTCACGGGTGAAGACGATGACGACAGCCCTGACGAGGACGTCGCAGAAGACGAGTTCGCGGACCATGATCTCGAAGACGACGAAGATGACGCCGATAGTGGCGAAGAAGACACAGCCGAGGACGATGATACCAACGTTACTAAATTCCCCGGCTAGTAACCTGTGGATTACCCCGTAAGGGCCTTCCCCTCTGCCTCTTAACCGGGGTAGAGGGTTTTTATTGGCTCACTCATAATCACAAGGGTTTTCCTTCCATGCCCAGCAATATCTTCTCCTTGGCCGTCACCGAGACGGGCGGCGACGCAACGGCTGCCATCCTGCTTCTGCGGATCGTGCACTGGTCGAAATACGCGCGCATCAAATTCGGGGACCACGTCTGGGTCGTCAAACAGGCGATCGACTGGATGGAGGATACGGGCCTCACCCGCAAGCAATACAACCGCTCGATTGCCCACCTGCGCAAGATCGGGGCCGTGGTCACCGAGAGCCATTTATTCAAGAATGCCAGCCACACCTACGCCCGGCTGACGGCCGAATTCAAGGCCAAGATTGACGGTCTAGGGGCTACCCCGGATACCCCTTCGGAGCACTCGCCAGTACAGCCCTCGGGGGACAATCCTTATAGTACACTAGAGACTACACTAGAATTAACACTAGATAAGGCTCACCCGAAGACGGGTTCGCAGAACCCCCTACCCCCATCACCCGAAGTCCTTTCGGGAGAGGGAAAAAATTCAGAGGACCAACACATGCCCAAGTTCCTCCATTCGGTCGAAGACGTCATCTCTGGCAAGCTCAACCCTAAGAAGGGGGCGAACAACACCACCACGCTCAACAAGGCCATTGCCGAATGGCGGGATCGCTGTGCCGAGAAGACCGGCGAGTTCCAGCCGAACTTCAGCGGCAAGCAGGTCGGGCAGATGAAGATGTTTGTCCACGGCACCAAGGACCCGAAGTTCAAACCGGTCGAGCGGATCAAGGACGTGGTCACCGACTGGGTCGGCTTCACCGAGAAGGTCCGGGATCTGTTCCCGCACGTCAGCAAGGTTCCGTCGCAGCCGACCTTCGCGTTCTTCTTCGAGCACCGCCACGTCGCCTATCACTTCACCAAGACCACCGGGGTGACCACCGAGGTCGTCAAGACCGACGACGGCGTGCCAGCCGCGCTGAAGGGTCTGAAGGTGTTCAAGGGGGACTGAGCCATGAAGTCCGTTCTCGACCCAGTCATCCACGAGCGGCTGATCAAGGGGATCGAAGGCTATGCCCTCGACGCCAACATCCCGCCGTCGATGATCATGTATTCCAGTGCAACATATTGCACGGATCAAGAGGCGTTGTGGCTGAGCCGCTACAAGTTCATCGCGCCTGACGAAAATGGTCTGATCCTCGTGGGATCGGGCGACCCGACGATGGAGATGATGGCGATGGCCGGGATGCTGACCCGCAACTTCATCCGCGCCCGGTTCTACACGCTGCAGCAATTGCTCGACCACGACGCCGACGAAGACCTGTTCGACATCACCTGCCTGTTCATCGCCAACTTCTACAACCACACTGCCCACGGAGACGTGATCCAGAACTGGAAGCTGCCGGCGATCTACGACATCCTCGTCCGCCGCGCTGCCAAGGGCAAGAAGACCGTGGTGCAGGTCAGCAACATCGACAAGTTCCGCACGGCCTACGGCGCGGCGATCGCCAATCACGTCCAAGCCACCTACTCCGCGCTCGAAATGAAGGGTAACTGACCAATGGCGACGATGGGTCACCAATTTCTGGCGGCATGTCTCGAAGGCGGGAGCACGTACGAGTTCCTGAACCACGGCGACATCACCCACCTGTTCAAGATCAACGAGCTGCCGGCCTATGCCTTCGTCAAGGAGCACGTCAAGAAGTACGGCAAGATCCCGACCATCGGCACGGTCGAGCTGCACACCAAGGAAGAACTGCCGATCGCCCCGGAGGCCCCGGGCTACTACTACGACGAGCTGCTGAAGCGCTTCACCCAGCAGGCGCTCAACCTGACCTTCCAAGAGGCCAACAAGTACCTGCAGGTCGGCGGCAACCTCGACCCGCACAAGGCGCTGGAGATCGTCACCGAGAAGGTGATGGAGCTGACCACCCACAAGTTCGGCAAGCAGATCGTGGACTTCCGCGAGGCCTACGAGATGGTCTGGGGCGACTACGTCCAGCAGATGACCGGCGACGACAGCCACCGGCTATTCACCGGCTGGCCGTTCCTTGACGACATGTCAGGCGGACTGGCCAAGGGCGACATGCTCAGCTTCGTCGGCCGACCGGCGATGGGCAAGACGTGGCAGCTCCTGTACCTGATGATGCACGGCTGGAAGGACACGCTGGACGAGGACGGCAAGATCCTGCAACAGGGCCAGTCCCGGCTGCTGTTCTCGATGGAGATGAAGCCGCTGCCGATTGCCCAACGCCTGACGTCTATGCTGCTGTCGATGCCCTACTCCGACCTCGACAAGGCCACCCTGTCGAGCAGCGGCCAGAAGAAGCTGAAGGAGGGCCTGACCGAGATCAAGATGGCTGGAGCGCCGTTCTGGATCGTGGACGGTAATCTCGCGGCGACCGTCGATGACATGTGGATGATCGCCCGCCAGCTCAAGCCGGATGCCATCGGCATTGACGGGGCCTACCTCGCCAAGCATCCGACCATCAAGGACCGTTACCAGCGCGTGGCCGAGAACGCCGACCTGATGAAATCGCAACTGGCCGAGATCGCTCCGACCGTGGCGACATGGCAGTTCGCCCGCGACAAGAACAAGGGCGGCAAGAAGGGCGAACCGCAGAAGAAGGATCTGGAGGACATCGGGTACTCCGACGCCATCGGGCAGGTGTCCTCGCTGGTCTGCGGCATCATGCAGAAGGATAGCGTCGAGACCGTCGTCCAACGCGTCATCGACATCCTCAAGGGCCGCAAGGGCGAAACCGGGCAGTTCACCACCAACTGGAATTTTAATTCGATGGACTTCAGCCAGTACGAAGAGCCGACCGTAGAAGAGCTGAACTTTTTGTGATGGCCAAAATACTGACGACAAAACACGCCTACAAGGACCTCTAAACCCTTGTTTTGAAGCCCATTCCAGATATACTTTTTGAAGATCAATACGGAGATTGACACATGGCTTTCATCATCAAGTCTACCCCCAAAGGCGTGATCGCGCCGGAGAAACAGGCCCAGATCGTTGACCCGAAGGTGCTGGACAAAACCGTCCTGCACAAGGCTATCGACAAGTACCACGACGCCCTCGCCGCCAACGAGGCGATCAAGGCCCAGATCAAGGAACTGACCTTGAAGCAGGTCGATCTGGCCCCGCTCGAAGCCGACCTGATGTCACTGGTGCCGGTTCACTATCCCGACGAGGTGGCGATCAAGGACAAGGAATTCTTTGTCGAGAGCAAGAAGAACAAGCTGAAGCTCGGCAAGGTCGGGATCAAGCGCACCATCATCGACATGCTCTACATCTTCGGCAAGATGAAGAAGGACGCCTTCCTCGGGGCCTGCGCCTTCCCGCTGACTGCCGTGGACAATTACCTGACACCGGAGGAAAAGGCGCTGTGCCTCTCCGTCGAGGAAACCAAGCGCAACATCACGTTGGCCGGCGTAGCGGAGAAGGCAAAGAAGTGACTGACCTCGATCTCGATTTTCGACGCCGCGTCGTGCAATATGTTGCATTGAACGTCCCCGACCGCGTCCGGGTTCTGACCCTCAACCGGCCCGGCCCGGCCGACGTCAAGTCACAGTTGGACCCCGACGTGACGCTGACCGTGACACCCCGTGAATACAACACGGAGTTCGATGACTACATCACCATGTCCAACCTCGGCAACGCCATCATGGCCACGGTGCTCAAGGCGATCGGCTCCAATCTAGCCATCTCCAACAGCAAGGTCGAGATCATCGTCGGCATCAGCCACGACATGTCGTATTCCCCGATCAGCAAACTCCTGACCTTCCGTCTCGGCGTCACCGGTTACTCGAAGAAGGTCACCGTCGCCGGGGCCATGTCGTCGGAAGAGGAGGCATGAATGCGCATCCCCGAGATCCGCGCCGAGCTGCGCGCTCTGGCCTACGACCTGCGCTGCCAGCGGCTGTTTGAACTGGCCGACGAACTGGAACGTCGCTCTCCGAAGGAACGCACCCGTGCCAAGTCGGTGCCGATGACGGAAGAGCTGCGGAAACAGATCCGCACCTTCAAGAAGCAGAACCCGGGGGCATCGCAGGTCGAGATCGCCAAGTTCTTCAACGTCAATCCGGGCCGGGTGTCCGAGACACTGGCGGGGTTCCGTCCCTGATGGCCCTTTCCATTTACGTTGACGGGGCTGTCACCAAAGAAGGCAGCGGCGGATGGGCCTACGTCGTAGTCGAGGACGGCAAACAGATCCGCGCCGCCTCTGGGCAGGAAGACGGGGCCACCAACAACACCATGGAGCTGATGGGGCCGATCATGGCCCTGACCGATATCATGGACATTGACGAACCGCTGACCATCATCAGTGACAGCCAGTACGTCGTCCAAGGCATCTCCGACTACATCTATGCGTGGAAGTCAAACGGCTGGATGACGTCGAACGGCACACAGGTGAAGAACAAGGAGCACTGGAAGCGGCTCTGGGAACTGAAGCAGGGCCTCGGCGTCGAGGTCACTTTCGAATGGGTCAAGGGCCATGCCGGAAACCAGTTCAACGAAATTGCCGACAAGCTGGCCCAAGCCCAATCGCGGGGGTCTGAAGTCGAGTTCAAATGGACCCACACGCATATTAAGTCTGGGGGAAAGTATCGCATGCTTCGGGACACGGGTGTCTATATCGAAGCAAGCATGGTGCCGGCTGCTCTCTACGAGGGCGAAGACGGCGTCTGGTGGGTGAGGCCCAAGGACGAGTTCTACGACGGCAGATTTTTAAAGAAGCCAAAGGTAAAGAAAGAGAAGGTGCCAGCATGAGAGAACGTGCCGCGATGGCGCTGTTTGCGATATTCAGCAATATCATTTTCATCTGCATGCTGGTCATCGTGAACAACTGGTTCGGAGCAGTCCCGTGGATCGCGATTGGCCCATGCGTACTTCTCGCCGGGGTCTTGACCGTCGCCGTCTACGAAGGGATCTTCTACGTTTCGGACAAGTCATGAAGAAATCAGATGTCATGGAATTCCTTGACGCTCTTGGAGCCAAGGTCCCGAAGAGCCAAGGCCGCGCTAAATGGGTAGTTTCTAATTGTCCTTTACAGGCATGGGAACACAAGGACGGAAAGTCAGGGGACGACGTCTTTGGTGTGCGACTGGAGCAGGGGGACCCCTTCTGCAACTGCTTCGCATGCGGCTACCACGGTTCAGGCGCGGACCTCGTTCTGAAGATGCGCAACTTCAACGCTGGCGAACCGCACGGCGAATACGATTTCAAGAAGGCCATGGAACTGTGCGTCAAGGCCGACGACGAAGTGGTGTTCGATTTCGAGCCGATCGATTACGAAGAGGCGCTGCTGGCCAACAAGAACGACGTGACGATCTTCGACAAGTGGTGGGTCGAGACCTTCCCGTTGGCCATCCACTCGCCAGCGGCGATGAAGTACCTGACCGTGGAGCGCGGCATCGAGCCC